CCTTGATCATCTCGGCGGTGGCCGGACCGGCGATGTAGCTGCCATTGCCGAACACGTCGACCGAGGTGTCCGGGTGGAGCGCGGCCAGCTTCTTGGTCAGGATGTCAACAGCCTGGCTGGTCTGCTCGACGTTTGTCGTCCAGCCGTGCGAATACTTTTCAAGCAGGATCAACTGGTTTGAGACTTCGGCGATGACGGCGGCGTCGGTCTGGCCGAGCAGGCCGGCGAGCGGATTGGTGGCTTTGGCGGCCTTGCCGGTGGCGCTACCTGGAATGGCGATCTTGCCGCGGACGGCTTGGGCCGCCTCGGCGGCTTGCCGCGCCGCCTCAAGCGCCATCTCGCTTTTGGTCGGCAGTCCCAGGGCCTGGGCGCGCAGTACCTTGACGTACTCGGCCCGTTTCTTGAGGTCGGCGATCTCGGCATCGATGGCGGAGATGTCGTAGCCGAAGAATACCCGGCCGTCCTTGTACTTGACTGAAGCCTTGGCGCCGCCGGACAGATCGTCGCGCATGGCCTGCAAGGTCTTGATCTCGTCGCGGATGCCTTTCAGGTTTTCACCGGGCGAGTTGAACGGGTTAACCGACAGGCCGAGCTTGAGCGCCTCGCCGAAGCCGCCGGCGATACGAATTCCCTCGCTCATCTGGGTCAGCAGGTTATTCAGGGATGGCAGGAGGGCTGTCCCGATGCCGGTTCCGGCGCCGGCGGCGGCGGCCTTCATCCGGGCCAGGGCATCGTTTAACTTGTCGGCCTGCTCGGCCATCTCCTTGGTGATCGGGTTCAGGCGCTTGCCCTCCTCCACCATCCGGCGCAGGCCGTCGCCGCCCTCGGCCAGGGCCGGGGCCAGTTCGGTCCAGGTCTTGCCGATGACCCTGGACATGACGGCGGCCTTGTCGCCCTCGGTCTTGAAGCGGCCGAAGGCATCGGCGAGCTGGTAGAAGGCCTCCATCGGGTCCGTGGCGGTGATGCCCAAGGCCTTCAGGGTGGCGGCGGCATCCTTGTTGCCGTTGGCCGCCTCGCCCATGGTCTTGTTGAGCTTGGCGACACCGCCGCCGAGCATCTCCATGCTGGTGCCGGATTTGTCGACCACGAGCTGCAGGCCGGCCAGGTTCTCGACCGCGACGCCGGTCTTCTTGCTCAGGTCGTTGAGGTTGTCGGCGGCGTCGATGCTGGATTTGACGAAGGCGGCCAGGGAGCCGACGCCGAGGGCACCTGCAAAAGCCGTGAAGGCGGTTCCGGCCTTGGTGAACGCGGCCTGCATGCGCTGGCCATTTTGCTCGGCTATGTGCGCGGCGCGGCCCATGTCGCGCTCGATATTGGCGAGGCGCGCATTCAGGTCGATGGTGAGACTGCCTATGGCCATGTCAGGATGTCCTTTCGTGGTTGCGCAGGGCGACGAGTTGGTGGATCAACAATTCCGGATCGGCGACGCCAAACAGTTCGATAGCGATGGGCAGGGCTTGCCAGTCCAAGCCGCCCATGAAATTCCAGATGCGGATGGTGCGGCCGACGTCTTCCGATTGGGCTGGCCGGAGGGCATCCGGTAGATCCTTCTGCCCCAGCCAGCCGATCAGTTTTTTTCGGCTGTATCCAGCGCCGTCTGGCGCGCCTCCATCTCGCTCGACAGGCGGCCGAACAGGGGCTCGATGGCGTCTGAGTGATCGGCCAGCCATTCGGAGAACAGGTCTGGATGGAACTCGACCGGGACCGGGCTGCCGCCCGGGATGAGGTCGATCTCCTTCATGTCCCAGCCGACCGTGCAGGCCTCGACGAAGCGCCTGAAGGTCGGCCGCTGGCCGGAAAGTCGCTCGTGTAGCGCCTCCAGTTCGCCCTGGTTCGGGATGCGCAGGGTGAACTGGTGGCCGAGCGCCTCGGCCTGCACCTCGCGCACCCGGCGCATCTTCTCAATCAGCTTGTCGACGCTCATGATCAGGCGCTGTAGTAGGTCGGGGTGCCTTGGGCGGTGATGACCGCCTGGCTGGTGACCTTGTCCTGTGCCGAACCAGCCGGGGCGCCGGTGAAGCCGACATAGCCGGAGAAGACCATGATCTTGCCGCCGGTACCGAAGGTGAACTTGAAGGCGCGCACGGCCTGGGCATCGGAGGCGGACTTCATGGCGACTTGCCCGGCGTCGGTCGGGTCCCAGATGTTGTTGAATTCAAACGACATAGCGTTCGACAGGCCGGGCACTTGGGATTTCTGGTTCTGGTGGATGGTGGTGGTGTCGATCATGTCGAAGTTGCCACCCGAGACGTTCATATCCACGGCCGTGGTGATCGAGGTGCCGAAGGTGAGCGCGTAGGCGCTGCCCGAGGTGAAGGTGTCGTAGGCGCTGGTATCGGTGCCGGTGCCGCCGCTGACCTCTTCGAGCTGGAAGGTGTCGGTGGCGATGTTGCAGACCCGGAACACGCGCTCGTCGAGCTGGTGCATGCCGTCGATGTTGAGGTAGATGTAGGCGCCGTTGCTGAGGCCATGTCCGGCGCTGGTAACCACGCCCGGGTCGGCCTTGGTGATGCCAGTGATGACAAGCGCGCTGCCGATTGCGGACTGCATGGCGACCGCCACGTTGGACCATTTGGTTACAGATGCCATTTCGAGCTCCTAAATGAAAAAACCCGCTTAAGGCGGGTTTCAGTGGGTGCCGGCTGGGGTCAGGCGGCGGTCAGGTAAATCCTGGTCAGGTCAGGATGGTGTAGTCGAGGGTGGAGGCCAGGCGTTCCGTGGCCTCGTCCAGTTCGGAGCCGCGTGCCGCATAGGGATATCCGGCCGTGGCCATGGCGCTGGCGACGGCGTCGGCAATGGCCTCGGCCTGGACGCGGGTGTCGGCCCAGCAGGCGATGACCATCTGCACGTCGTTGGCGAGGATCGTGCCGTGGATGGTGGTGATTGGCTCGGTTCCCACCCGCTCGTAGCCGATATAAGGCGTGGCCTTTTCTTCCGGCACTAGGTCGGGATAGATGCGCGTGCCGACCATGGCGGTGACGCCGGCGGCGCCGGACAGGGTGCTGTAGACGATGGATTCGGCGCTCATTCGATGACCTCTGCGTACAGCCTGATGTGTTTGTCTTCGATCACGACCTGGCCATCGATGACGCTGATCGGCTGGCAGAGATACCGGCACACGACTTCGACCTGCTGACGCGGCTGAGCATCGATGCTGAATGAAACAAGATGATCGAGATCGGGCAAGCCGAGCGCCTTGGCAAGTTGTTCAGCTTTCAGCAAGGGCATCACTTTCTCCGGTTCGCCTTTTCGATGCGTTTCAGGACCTGCCGGCTGAAGATGTCGACGGCCTGGGTGGTGTTTCGGTCGAAGGCCTGGCGCAGGAAGGGCCTTGCCGGTTGGTTCTTGGTGCCGAATTCCTGGAAGCGCCAATAGAACGGATCGAACGGGTTGCGCGCGCTGCTCTTGCCACCCAGGCCCTTGCGCTTGCGCACGGCGACGTAGACGCCAATCTCGCCGTCCTGGCCGCGGAATCGCTTGCTGGCCTTGGTGATGATGGATTTTTTCAGGGTGCCTGGCAGGCGGTAGGGGTGTTCTGATTTCAGCGTCGGCGCGGCCTGGACGGCGGCCTTCTGGATCGGCTTGGCGGCATCGCGCAGGGCGGCGCGCAGCACCTTGCGCTTGAGGTCGTTGGCCAGGTCCTTGAACGCAGCCTTGAGGTCGGCCAGACCTTCGATGGTCTCAGCCATGCTTCATGCCTTTCGAGCACTGCAGGTTTAGGCTGATTCCAGCACCGTCCTGGATGATGGCGTGGACGTCGTAGGTGTCGCTGCCGTGGACGACGCGCCAGTCCGGCGAGATGTCGTCCCGGTGGCGCAGGGTGATGCTGGCGGTGACTTCGCTCTTGGCCTGCTTGGCGGCGATCAGGGCGCGGCCGGAGAGCGGACGAACCTCGGCCCAGACGGTGTCGACGGTGGTCCAGGTGACCACCTCTCCGCCCATGGCGTCGCGCGTGGGCGTTCCCTTGCTTTGCAAGGTGACGCGGTGGCGGAGCTTGCCGGCGGCGAGCATCAGACGAACCTGACCACGCGGTAGGGGTCGATCATCGCGTCCCAGAAGGCGCGCGGAAGTTCGGCCAAGGTGCCGGTAATGACGGCCTCGCGCTGGCTGTACCAGGTGGAGATGGCGAGCAGCATCCATTGCTTGATCGGTTGCGGCACGGCGGCGGCGGCGCCATAGCCGCAGGTGTATTCGACCCGGACAGCGTTGATGTCGTCGCGCAGCGTGGGCCAGTAGCCGCCATAGATAGGCAGCAGCCGGCCGGGCTCGGTCGGCGTGTCGATCTGGTAGTCGGCGGCGGTGACGGTCTGCAGGGTGCCGTCGGTGTCAAGGTACTTGACCGACTCGACCGATTGCAGCGGCGGATACGGCAGTTCGATCACGGCGTCGGATGGCCAGTCGTCCAGGGTGAGGCGCCAGGATTGCGTGACCAGTGACCGTCCGGTGAGCTGCTCGGCCTTGATGCGGGCGGCCTTGATGAGGCCGTTGAGCAGCGGGTCGCCGGTGCTGTTGGTGCTGGGTGCGCCGGCGCCGAGGCTGCTGTCGGCGAGGTTGTCGGTGTAGGTGGTGGTGCTGTTGTCGGCCAGGGTGGCGAGCAGCAGGTAGGTGCTGCCGCCGGCGGCGGTGCGGTATAGCTTGCGGGCGGTGACGGCCGAGCCGCCGGTTTGGATGGCGGTCAAGCTGATCTTGCCGTTGACCGCCTTGTCGGCCACGGTGACGGAACCGCTGATGTCGCCGGCCTGGGTTTCGCCGTCGGCGGTGACGAAGGTGACCCGATAGCGGTGGGCACCGTTGTCGACGTTGCCGGCTACCGCCGGCGAGGCGAGCGCGGCCGTGGGGGCGCCGGGCGCGGGTTCCTGGGCGCCATTATCGATGCGCAAATGGGCCATGACCTCAGCCAGCGTGAGCGGCTCTTCGCTGGGTTCCGTTATCTTGGTGGTTGGCATAGTAGTCCTGATTAATTTCCGGTGAGGATCGCCACTATCACGATGACCAGCAGCCAGAGCAGCAGGCCGAGGCCTAGTCCGCTCTGGAAGACGTTAAACCGGCGATCCATCTTGCACCTTGATCGTCAGCACCATCTCCTCCAACCCAGCCAGCATCCCGTAGGAGTAGCTGACCCTAATCCCGGCGCAGAATGCCTCGCAGTCTGCCAAGGTCGGCGGCGTCAGGTCAGGCCAGCGCTCGGCGTAGTCCGCCTCGACAGCGGCCAGCAGGGCAGCGGGATTCGCTTGCAGGTAGGCGATCTTCGAGGCAAAGGATGTTTCGCAAGGGGAGCCGTAGACGGCATAGAGGCCGCCTTGCGCGTCGGTCGCGGTGCGCTCGAAGGCGAGGTAACCGCCGCTGTCCGGGTCGAAGGAGCGAGATAGTTGCTTGGCCGTCTCGGTCAGCGGGGCGGGGAGCGCCAGGGTTACATAGGCGTCGTAGATCATGTGATGGTCACCCCGCTGAGTTGGCCGATGTACCGCTCGACGGTCTTGAGTTCGCTGTCGGTGATCGCACCCTTGCCGAGGGCGATGGCGTAGATGGGCCCGTTGGAAAATACCGCTCCGTCCGTCCCCGCTGCCGAAGTCGACAGCGTCGTGGTTCCTGCCGCCGTGTTGCTGGTATTAATCAGCGCGCCATCTTTGCGTAGCGACTTGGCGTTTCCGGCCTTACGCGCCGTTCCAACAACTGAGGTGCCTACCGTTACAGCGGATCCGGTGGGCGACGTGCCTGCGGTACCTGCGTCATCAGTCCATGTGGCGGTAAGCGTAGCAGTCTCAAACGATAGTTGGCCGCATCGCCTGGTTGTAGTTCCGTAAGCGGAGAAGGCCGGCTTGCTCGTAGCCGCAGATGAAAGATTCTTCGTACCGACAGTCACAAAGTGGTCATCTGCCATCTGGAACGGCACCGCGCTCAACTCCAGCCGGTCATCCACTCCGTCGAAATCCAGCCACCAGGGTCCGATACCGTTGGATGCCGGGGCGGTCGTCGTGGCGACGTATGGGCTGGCGGTGGCGCCTACTTCACACTGGCACTCCTCGACTCTCCAGGCTGAATTCGCCGGAATATAGATTTCGGCGTAGTTATTTGTCGCCGTACCGCACGACCTAGTGTGGGTGAATTTAGTTCTGGTCGCAGTTACGGTGATGGCGGTCGTCGTCGAACCGGCGAAGTCGATACCTATTAACCCGGCCCCAGAACCGGATAGCAACGTGGCATAAAACGAAAACGTGTACGTGAGCCCTGCTGTCACTCCAGGAATATTGTGAGTGGTGCGTCTGTTGACACTCGGGTCCGTGCTAGTCAACGTCCTGTAATCGGTCTTGGTTATGTTCGTGCCTGCTGCCCAAGCCGCATTCGAGAAATCCCCGCTATACGTCAGCAGATTCTTCGCCCCGCGCCGCAGGATCGGCTTGTAGCCTGTCGTGGACTGGGACGCATACAGCGCACTGCCCGCCGAGCAGTTGATCCTGCCCACCACCCCATCCCGCTCGGCTGGAGTTGTACCCGCATTATCCGAGAAGCACGTGCTTGTGGACGGATAGAACGCGGTGCCTGAGTACTTGCGCAGGAGGCCCAGACCGCGCCGGACTAACGACTTGTTGCGCAGGAGCAGGCTCATGTCAGGCCAGCGGGCGAGTGACGACAGTAACGATGCGTTCTGCACCCTGATTGACCGGCGTTGCCGTGGTGCCGGAGCGCAGGCGGACGTATCGATACGGCAGCAAGCCCACCATGTTGAGTGCGTAGGCAGACGAGGCGACCGGGGAGGCGATGACGTTGCACTGAGTGCCGAGGTCGTCGTAGGCGAGGCCGGTCCACGTACTGTCGTCCACGCTGACCTCAACGGTCAAGGCGGCGGCGGTCCAGGCGGCGGGCATGATGAGTCCGAGCAGCGCGGTATTGGCCAGATCGATGGGGGCCGAGACGGATTCGCCATTGGCAATGGTCGCGGTTTGGCTGGTACGGGCGGCCAGCGCAAAGCCGCCGTCTGGCGAGGGGATCAGGTGTCGTTCCATTTAGGCGTCTCCGGTGGCGACAAGCGTGTTGGGGTGGGCGTCGTGGTCGTAGGCGGCTTCGACCTGGTCGGCGGTCGGTATGTCGTCTGCGGCGCGTTCGGTAAAGTCGATCTCGATGCGGCCTGATTCGGCCTGGCTGATGGCCAGGTCTAGGGTGTCGTAGCCGTAGAATCGCTCGCGCTGGGTATGCAGGGCGTCGAGCAGGGTGGTGTTCTTGGGCACGCTGATCTTGATGCCGCGTTCGGCGGCCATGCCGAGCCAGAACTCGACGCAGGCGCGCCCCTTCTCGGCGTCGTGGGCGTCCGGGTAGGTGTAGTCGCAGCCGAACAGGCTGATTTTCTCGACGCCTAGCCAGATGGCGTAGGCGACGGCATAGGCGGCGGTGCTGTTGAAGTAGCCGTATTGCAGCTCGTTAAGCACTTCGATGAGCGGGAAGGCCTCGGTGCTCGGGTAGTCGGGGTGCGGCCGGCTGGTGACGATGGGCACGGTGGTGGTGCGCATCCATTCCAGCATGGCGGCGATGTTGCTCTCGGGCCGGGCGGCGGCGCGCAGTTCCTGGATGCGGACATCGTCCATGTGGAAGATGCGGTCGCAGGCCATGACGCTGCCGAGGCTGTTGATCGTCCAGATCTCGTCGGCGAACTTGTGCCGGCCGCCGAGGCGCTTGGCGATGTTGGTGTATTGGTCCAGGCTGGGACCGAGGCCCAGGATGGCGACGTGCTTGGGTGTGGTCATGGCTTCTCTCACCAGAAGGGGATGGGTGCCGGTTACGGTTCCGGCGCCGGCGGGTGAGCGCCGGCCGTCAGGCGGGTGGCCTGGGATCAGTCGCCGAAGCTGCTGTTGTCGATCGGCGCGACGTTGGGGCTGTGCAGCAGGGCCACGACGCTGAAGCAGCCGAGCGAGGTGGTGCCGGTGCTGATGGCGTCGACGGTGACGTAGCGCTTGGCGCCCTTGTAGCCGACGCTCTTGCTGATGTTCTTGCCGACGCCGGAGGTGCGGGCGGTGGCTTGAACGGGCAGGCTGGCAAGGGCTTCGGTGCCGCGCAGGTCTGCATCGGCGACGCTGGTGAGCGAGCCGGTGGCATCGCCTTCCCTCACGACCAGGGTGACGACGGTGCCGGTGGTGGTGACAGCGCCGTAAGAGGCGACAAATTCGACGCCGCCGTTGCCCTGGCGATCGATGACCTTGCCGGACTTGGTGGCGTTGGCGCCGATGGCAACCGGGGAGATGACGCGCTTGACGTCGGCGTTGTTGTGCAGATCGTGCATGGTGGTTCCTTTCGTGTGCTGGATTGAAAAGGCCCGCTCGATGGCGGGCCTGTTTCAGTGGCGGGTCAGCCGATCAGGAGGCGGAGAACTTGACGGCCTTCATGGCCTCGAAGTGGGTTATACCACCGCCGACGCGCTTGCTGATGTGGAACTTGGTGACGCCCTTCTTGGTCACGTTGTCCCGGATCACGGCGATGCCGCGGCGGTCGACGATGGTGTAGGCGCGCCGGAAATCGCCGTAGAAGATCGACAGCGAGTTGGCGGCGAGGTCGGCGACGTTGTCGTCGACGGCCACCGGCGAGCCCAGCAAGCGGCCACCAAAGCCAGCCAGGGGATCGGGCTGCCACAGGTAATAGTTGCCGCTGCCGTCCTTCATCTGGCGCACGGTGCCCAGGGTGGCATCGTTCATCAGCCAGGCGGCATTGGGACGGTAGACCGCCTTGAGCGCGTGCTGGGTGGCGACCAGCTTGTCGGCCGGGGCGCTGGAGGCGAAGGCGCCGGACGCGCCGGAGGCGATGTAGCCGACCTTGCCCCAGGCATAGGAGGCATTGGCCACGGTGGTGTAGCTGGCGATGCCGCGCGGCTTACCGACGCCGTTGCCGGTGATGAAGGCGGCGCCCTCGGTCTCACCCAGGACGATGCCGGCCTCGTCGGTCAGGTCCATCTCCAGGTCGTAGAAGGCATCTTCCAGCAGTTCGTTCGGCACCCAGGGTTCGGCGTACAGCTTGAAGGCCGGGATCTCGATCTTGCTCCACTGGGTTTCGGTGGACTCGGAGGAGTCGGCGGCCTCGGCCAGCCAGCCGCCGGAGACGCCGCGGGTCTTGACCAGCTTCTCGTAGGAGGCGGCGCCGATGGTGCGCACAGTGGCGAGCTGACGCATGACCGAGGCGGTGGAGGCGATGCGGTCGATGTTGGTGTCCATCTCTTCGTCGACCAGATAGCCACCATCGGGATCGGACGCGGAACCCAGGGCCTTGCGCTCCAGGTCGGCCAGATCGGCATTGGCGCCCTTGCGCAGGTAGGCGGCCATGGCCTGCTTGTGCTCGGCCTGCTCGGGCGTGAGGCCCTTGCCTTCGCCATTGCCGGCCAGGGACTGGCGGGCGATGCGCTTCTGGATCTCGACCAGGTCGGCGGACTTGGTGTCGAGGTCGGCGTTGATCTTGTCGAGCGTCACTTTCAGGTCGGAGACGGCCTTGCCGTCGGCCTTCGCTTCCAGCAGCTTTTCGTTGGCCTGCTTGAAGTCTTCCCAGGCCTTGACCTGGGATTCGATGGCGGATTTCAGTTCGATGTCCATTTGGGTTCCTTCACGAATTGATGGCACGGGTCATGCGGTTGATGATTTCAAGCTCGTCGCTCGTACCGTCCCGGCCGATCGCTTGCTTGGTTGCTGCGATGAAGGCTTTTGCCTCGCGCGCACTCATGCCTGCCACGTCCCGTAGGTAGGCTTCAAGTTCGCGTGTGGTCGAAAGTTCTTCGAGTGATTTGACGCTGGCCACCCGGGCAAGCCGGTTGGCCGGGAAGGTGACCGGACTGATCTCCATCAGGTCGATCTGGGTCAGCTTGCGGCGCGGGTCTTCCGGCTTGCTGCGCGGCTCGTAGGCCTTGGCGATGTAGCCGATGGACAGGCCATCGATGGCTGGGCGCGGCGACATCTTCATCAGGGTGTACAGCTCGCGGCCGCGCGGGGTGTCGGCGAACTTACCTTCGACCGCCAGGCCGGTGCCATCTTCGGCAAGGCTGGTCCAGACGCCGACCGGGGTCATGTCGTCGGCACCCATGCCGAAGCCGCCGTGCTGGGCGAGCATGGCCGGCCAGGGCTGTTTGCCGCTCTTGGCGTCGGCCAGGTAGTTGGCAAAGGCGCCCGGCGCGATGACGTCGCCGTAGGCGTCGACGTTGCCGAACACGGCACCGTATCCGCTGAAGGTCATGGTCTCGACGCCGGTGGCGTCAGCCGGTGGCGCGAGCTTGATTTCGGTGAGGGCGCAGGCGAGGCGTTGCATGGTCAGGCTCCTGGTGCGGGGGCGCCGCCGCCGACATTGGTAGCGACGGGCAGGCTGGCGGCGGGGCCGCCCATGGGGTTGAGGTCTTCTAAATCACGGACTTCATCCTGGGCCATCCAGGCGGGCGAGCCGCCAGATCCAAGGGCCTTGCTGTAGTAGTTGGCGCGAGCCTCGTGGCTGGCGCGCAGGAGGCCGGCGACGGTGAAGCGGAAGAAGTAGCCGGCCGCACGCTCGGCCGGGGTGAGCAGTTCCATGTTCAGGCGCTGCTCGATGCGGGTGTACCAGGGACCCATGGTGTGGACGGCGTGGGCGAGGAACATCTGCTCGGCGCTGGCGTAGGTGGCGGCCTTGTCGGCGTGGCCGACCATGATGGGCAGGACGCGGAAGTGGCGGCAGACTTCTTCGACTTGCTGGGCGCGCAGCTCGACCATCTGGGCCTGGTCGTTCTGCATGGCCATGGGCTGGAACTTGAGGCCGCCGAACAGGATGGCGGTCTTGTAGGCGTTGCTCAGTCCGCCCTGGGTTTCCTGCCAGGATTCGCGCAGCAGCTTGAGCTGCTCTTCCTTGAGCGTGGCCTCGGTGCTGAGGACGCCGCCGACCCGGGCGCCGTTACTGAACAGGCGGGCGTTGTGTTCTTCGGCGGCGAGGCCAAGGCCGATGGCTTCGCGGGCAAGCTTGACGCCGTCGAGGCCTTGCCAGCCGTCCCAGCTCGGGCCGCGCAGGTGGAGCATGTCGTCGGAGGCGATGGTCCGGGTGCTGCCGTCGGAGAGGCGCAGCTCGTAGCGCATCGTGCGATCGGCATTGCGGCGCGGGGTGACGGCGCCGGGTTCGATGGGCAGCAGTTCGAGCACCTGGCCGCGCGGGTCACGCACCTTGATGGCATAGTCGTTTCCGGCAAAGACCAGGTGCATACCCATGGTCTCGCGCCATTCGTAGCTGGTGACATCGCTTCCGGGCGCGCTATGCACCAGGGTGTGCATGGGGTGGCCGTAGGCGACATCGGAGCCGCCGCCGGCCCGGGCCTTGTGCAGCTTGAGCGGCACCTGGGCGAGACCTTCGCCGATGACGCGGGCGCAGGCCAGAGCGGTGGAGGCTTGCAGGGCGGTGCGCCAGTTGACGGCGACGCCGCTCTTGGCCGAGGCGCCGGCGAGCAGTTCGCGGGCGAGGTCGGCAGCGCTGTTGAGCGTCTTGTCCTTTTTTTGCCAGGGCCAGCGGATCATGCAGTTTCCTCAGAGGACGAAGATGCCGGGGGCGGCGGCTTCTTCTTCGCGTTTGGTGAGCGCGACACCGGCGCCCATGACCGCGGCGACCATGAGGTCGATTCGGCCGGTGGCTTTTTCCTTGCTCAGCTTTCTGTTCTCGGCGTCGTCGGACACCGTCACGGCGTTGGCGGCGCACCAGGTCATGACCGGGTTGCCGTCGTGGACGACCTGGCCGTTGAGAAGCGCGGCCTCGAAGGCGTCGAGCGCGGGGCTCATCTCCTTGTAGCCCTGGCCGAAGGGGACCAGGGTCGGCAGCGTGATGCCTTCGTCTTCGGCCAGTTGCTTCAGGTCTTCGATCCGCCAGCGGTCGTAGGCGACGGATTGCAGGTCGAACAGGTTGGCGACTTCGGTCAGCCGGCGCAGGATGGCGAGCTTGCTGATCGCGCGGCCGGGCGTGGTCTCCAGGTGGCCAGCGGCCTTCCAGGCCATGTAGGGCACGCGGTCGGTGTCTTCCTTGCGCAGCAGATCGTCGTCCGGCAGCCAAGGGATGCTGGCGAGGTGCCATTGTTCGGTTTCTTCGTTTGGCTCGATCCATAGGACCAGGCCGGTGAGGTCGGTGGTGCTGCCGAGGTCGAGACCGGCCCAGGCGCGGCGGCCTCTCAGCTCGCGCCAGTCGTATTCTCGTTGAGCGCCGAGCCAGATGTCGGCGCTGATCCAGGGGTTTTCGGCGTCGGTCCACTGGCAGAAGTTGAGCCTGCGGACCATTGCTTCCTTGGCGGGCATGCCGCGCGCTTCGGTGACTTGCTCGCGCAGGTACTTCAGGCCCGGGATGCCGTGCTTCAGGCTGGGGTTGGCCTTGGGCCAACAGCGTTCGTCGCGGATCGGGTCGTCGGTTTCGTCGAGCGCGCAGATGTAGGCGAAGAAGGCGTCGTCCTGCCGCTGGCCGGCGGCGATCTGGGCGCCGTATTCGTGGTACTGCCAGGCCGGGCCGCGCTTGTTGGACCCGGAGTTGGTAATCATGAAAATCATGGCCTGGCGCCGGCTCTTGGTGCCGGCGCGCATCATCTCGACCGCGAAGTTGGTTTTGTGTTCGTGGATCTCGTCAATCAGGGCGATGTGCGGTCGCGGGCCGCTCTGGCCGTCGTCTGAGCTGATCGGGCGGAAGAAGCTGCCGGTCGCCAGGTAGGCGAGGTTCCAGCAGTTTTGCCCGGCGCCGCTTCGGGTGAGGCGGCGGTTCAGGTCAGGCGACTGGTCGACCATGGCGACGGCATCGCGGAACAGGATCATGGCCTGGTCGCGTTTGGTCGCCGCGGCGTAGCATTCGGCCCTGGCTTCTCCGTCGGCGGTCAGTCCGTAGAGCCCGACACCAGCGGCTAGTGGGCTCTTGCCGCTGCCCTTGGCGGTCTCGATGTAGGCGACTCGGAAACGGCGATAGCCGTCGGCATCGACCCAGCCGAACAGGCTTCCGACGATGAATGCCTGCCAGTCGAGCAGATCGTAAGGCCGGCCTTCGTATTCGCCTCCGTTGAGCCGAAGCACATCGCGGAAGAATCCGATGGCGCGTGCGCCCTTCTCGCGGTCGAAAAAAAAGCCGCGTGAGGCGGCTTGTTCGAGGTCGTTCAGGTGTCGCTGGCAGGCGGCCCAGACGTGTGGCCCGGCGAGTGTCTTGCCTTGGACAACGGCCCGCGCGTAGCGGGTGACCGGGTCACGTGAAGTAGTACTTGGACTTTTCCGCTTGCGGGTCATGGCCGAACAGTTCGCCCTGGATGTTTACCGTCACCCTTGTGCGGGCGCTGGGCGAGAGGCCGAATTGCTGGAGGTACTTGTGGCAGTCTTCCATGGCGCGGTTGGCGATGGCGAGATAAGGGTTCTGGATCGGGTAGCCGGATGGGGCCTTGATGAGTAGGCCGTCGTCTCCGGTCTTTTCACGGTGTTCGGCCATCTTCTTTTCAGCCTGCTGCCAGCGGGCATAGGACTGGCAGTAGAGCGCGAGGGCGGCGGTGTCGATTTCGGTGACGATCTTGTAGCGCAACAGCAGCGGCATGATGCGGTCCCACTCTACGCGGGCTTCGGGCGTGAGGTGGCCAGGGCAGTCCGGGGCGGCGGATTCGATGACTGGCTCGTTATTCGGCAGCTTGCGCTTGCCTGGGTTGCCGGCGACGAGCTTGAGCGCGGTAGGTTTAGGGGCGGGGCCAGGCATAGGGTGTCCAGTCGTCGAAGTCGCGCGTGAAGCTGTGCACGCCATCGAAAAATTCCTTGTAGAACGCGAACAGGTCCGCTGAGGCATGGACGGCGGTCTGTTCGCATCGTGGGTTGGTGTTGATGTTCGCGCTGCTTTCGATGGCGAACTGGATTCGGCTGTTGGCGCCGGCGAATATCTTGGCGTGATTACGAAACACGGCCACCCGGCCGCCGACTTTGCGCGCGGTGGCGCAGAGCATGGCGTGGACATCGGTGTACTGGTTCGGAAATATCTCGCCGACGTAGCAGTCCAGGCGGCTGATCCTTCCTTCGTCGATCCACTTGCCGAGGCGGGCGACATCTTCGCCAGCCATGCACCATGTCGATAGCAGCAGGTAGTCTAGTGGCTCGTATTCGACGATGTGGGCCAGGTAGCTCATGCTGTCGATGTCGCCCTGGCTGATGACGTGCCAGCTTTCGCCGGGCTCGAAGTTCGGCGGCATGAGTTCGGCGAGATTGGCTTCGGATTTTGCGCGCCGGGCGCGGATCCTGGATTTTGTTTTCGTTGCCTGGGCGAGTCGGACCTGCTCTTTCAGGTTTCCGAGATCGCAGGCGGAGGAATCACCGAACAGGTCGTCGGCGGATTCGATGGATACTGGCTCGAAGTCCATCAACCCCCCCTACCTGTATCCTGCGGCTGTGCGCAGAAAAG